AAAACCCGCCGCCAGTAACCGGAAAGGCAAATTATGATATTAACATTAGACGAAGTTAAAAACTATCTTAGAGTTGATCTGGACGACGACGACGCACTTATACAATCGTTTATTGCAGCAGCAGAGGCGTACTTAAAAAATGCGACAGGGAAAGAATACCAGGAAACAGACAGCGCGGGCCATACAGCAGAGTATGAGTTAGAAAAGGTATATCTCAAGTTGCTTATTGCCTATTGGTATGAAAACAGATCGGCGGCACCGAGAAATAAAAGCCTTAACGGAGCAGTGCCGGACGAATTTACCTTTTCTACGCGTTCACTGTTATTACAATTACAGTTATGAGGAGGCGGCAGCGTGGATATTGGAAGATTAAATAAAAGAGTTACATTTTGCCGCTATAGCGAGGAGGAAAACGAGTTAAAGCAGTTGCAGCAGCGGTTAAAGCCTATAAAAACAGTTTGGGCGACTGTAGAACCGAAAAGCGGCAGAGAGTATATAGAGGCAGACAAGGAACGCCCGGAATTAACCTATATCATCACTGTAAGATACCAGAAAGACATAACGCCGGATATGTTTATACAGTTCAAAGGGCGATTATTTAATATTAAGTCAATCCGAAACATAAGGGAGGCTGACGAAATGTTAGAAATATCGTGTACGGAGAAAATAGACGAGAAACGAGAAATAGAAAAAGAGGAACGGTAAATTATGGGTAGAAAAAAAGAGAAAAAGGAGGTATAATGTAAAGAAAAACGCAGGAGGCGAAAGGTTATGAAAGACTTTGCCATTACTCTTTGTCTAGGGTGGCTAGGAGTACATAGGTTTATGCAAAAAAAATACGGAACCGGCATATTGTGGCTATGTACGTTTGGACTGTTTGGCATTGGTTGGATTGCAGATATTGTTGTAGCATTTACCAAGCTATCTGCAAATAGCCAAAATGAAACAGAAATTCAGAGAGGTAGCGAATTTAATAATCAATCAGAAAGGTTCATTAAGAGTTTCGATACTGTCATAGTTGGAACATTTGCAAAGTGTTCATTAGACAAGAATGAAAATAGAGAAGATCTAATACGATACGTTAAGCCAAAATGGGAATTGTCGTTACAGTATTGGGAATATAACGGAGAACCTGCATATTATGTACTGCACCCAAACGGATTAGATCTAGGGAATATCCGGGCAGGGTTGGCAAAAATATTACATGACGAATATAGCCACTGCAAATTAAAGGCAACAGCAACGTCAAAGGCATACGATGATAAAAACGAGTGTCTGACATATAACATTAGAATAGATATTTATGCATAACAAAAAGGTGTTTAGTGATAGATATAATACTAAACGCCTTTTTTGGATTGGAGGCGGTAAAACGGCAAATTTTAATTTTACTATGGAGGGCATAGACGAATTAGAAAAGGATTTGACGGAGGCAATAGGGGAATACCCGGTAACTATGAGGGCAGGGCTTAAAGATATTGCCAAAGACTTTAGGAAATCCGTGAGGGCTAGGACGCCAGACGGAAACAACCATAAAGGCGACGCCTCTACAAAATTGCGGCGAAAGTTCGGTATTAAAATGTTAGAGGACGGAGTAGCAAGCGTAGCACTGGTATATAACAGTGCAAGGCACTTTCATTTAGTGGAAAACGGTCATAACCTTGTAAGGGGCGGTAAGACAGTGGGATTTGTTCCGGGTAAACACATGATGGAGCAGACGCGGAACGAATACGAAAAAATAGTACCGGAACGCTTTGAGGAATTATGCGACGAGACATTAAGGAGGCATGATTTATAATGTTATCCCAAGCGGCGATTAAAACAGCTGCAAATGAGTTGTTAAAAAACGCTACCGGATTGAAAATATATGGAAAAGAGATTACAGAGGGCTATACAACGCCCTCTTTATTTATTGAAATCATTCCAAAACCATTTCAGAAAAAAACAAGAGGTTTTGCAAAATCGGGCTTTACTCTGAAAATAACATATTTTCAAGAGGCACCAGAGGAATTGCAGCAGTTACAGCTTGTAGACACGGTAAAAGAGGCTTTCGGCATGGTTTTTACTGTGCAGGACAGGAGATTAACAGTAGGAGAAATAACCCACGATTATATAGGACAAAAAGAAGATATTTTGCAAATATCAGTTGATTTTGAGTTTTACGAAAACACAACCACAGAACCGGAGGGAGAAACAGCCGGGGAAATGGATTTTAATTTATCAAAGACAGAGGAGGCATAACATGAGCGATATTAAAGCACCGGAAATTAACATTTCCTTTACCGAGAGGGCTAAAAGCGTAATCGAGAGAGGATCCAGAGGCATTGTATTATTGGGCGTAAAAGACAACTTTGTAATGCCTATGGTAAACCCTATCACAATTACAAGTCCCGGCGATATTCCAAGCGGGATAGAGGACGTTACAAAGGAGCAGATTAAGTTAGCACTTATCGGCTACCAGACGACGCCTATTAAAGTTTTGGTGTATGGCATGGGCGTAGACGAGGAGGGAGCAAATGTAGACGAGGCATACACAGCCGCGTTAAAAGCATGGGAAACAATCAAATTTGATTATTTGGCAATTCCCACCGTGTCAACAGACGGAAAGGCGCAGGAGATCGCCGCATGGATTAAAACCATGAGGGAAAAGAAAAAGAGAATTAAGGCAGTGTTGCCGCATACACCGGCAGACCATGAGGGGATTATCAATTACACGATTGATAAAAATGTGTTCGCAGAGGACATTACACAGAAAGACGGAAGTGTAGAGCGGATCACGACAGAATATAATTGCGAACAGTATTGCGGCAGAATTGCCGGGCTTATTGCCGGGACACCGTTACAGATTTCGGCGACGTATGCGCCAATGTCAGAATTGGACGATTGCACAAGGTTAGAAGATATTGACACGCCGGTAAGCAAAGGAGAATTTATTATTTTCTACGACGGCGAAAAAGTCAAAACGGTAAGAGCGGTAAACAGCTTTGCAACGACGGCGCAAGGAAAAGGCGACAGCTACAAAAAGATTAAAATTGTAGACGCTATGGATCTGATAGCAGACGACATTACAAAGACGGCGCAGGACAGCTATTTAGGAAAATTCCCAAACAGCTATGATAACAAATGTGTGCTGATTACAGCAATTAAAGGTTATCTCAAACAGTTATCTATGGACGAAATCATAGATACGGATTACGAGGTAACTTTTGATATAGACGCTTTGAGGACGTACCACATCAGCAGGGGGAAATATACCGAGGAGCAGTTAGCGGCAATGGACGACACAGCAATAGCAAAGTTAGGAACTGGATCTAAAGTGTTCTTAAAAGGCAATGTAACCATATTAGACGCTATGGAAGATGTTGACTTGCCTATTGCAATCTAAAAGGAGGTAACGATAAAATGAAAGAATTTAAGCCAGAACAGGTAATTAGCGGCACGTGGGGGCAAATTTGGTATGACGGCGAGTACATGGCAGAAACGATCTCATGTAAAGCGGAGGTAAGTTATAAGAAAACGGCAGTGCAGCAGGTTTGCAAGATGATTGAGGGGCAAAAAATTACCGGCTTGGAGCCAAAGGGAGAATTTAAGATCCACCACATTAACAGCACTGTTATGAAAAAGGAGCAGGAGGCGTTAAAAGCAGGAAAAACAGCGACACATACAATTATTACCAACGTAGACGATCCCGACGCAATCGGAGCGGAAAGAATAGCGTTTTATAATTGCGTTCTTGATAAGATGATTTTGACGGATTTTGAGAGCGGTAAAATGGGCGAGCGTTCTTATGGGTTTACGTTTGACAGTTGGGAGCTTTTGGAAACTATTTAATAAACAAATCAACGAAAGGGCTACGCGGCAGGCATAGCCCTTTTTTAATGCAAAAAAACGGAGGTAGAACAATGAATTTAGTAGAAAAGTTAATGAAAATCGACAGCGGAGAATTTAACAAAAAGAAAACAAAGGAAATGACAAGTAAAATGCTGTCTGAAATCCTAGGAGAAAAAGCAACCGTTACAATACAGAGCGTCGATCCGCAGGAAATCTTAGAATTATCCGCAAGCGGATTGGACGACGACGGAAACCCGATTATCACAAAGACGCTTGAAACAAACAGCTTGATTGTGGCGGCAGCAGTTGTGGATCCGCCGCTAAAGGACGCGGATCTAATGAAACATCTTGGAGTAGCGACACCGGCGCAGGCAGCACTAAAACTTTTCAAAGGAGAAACAAACACCATTGCAGCGGAAGTTAATAAAATGGCGGGCTTTAACATTGACGCAGACAAGGCAGACAAGGAAGTAAAAAACTAATTGAAACCGATAGTGAGGTACAGTTTGATTACCTACACTATCGGTTTTTACATTGGGAGATAGGTCAATACATCAATCTACCCTATGGGAAAAAGCGGATCGCACACGCCTATATGCTGCAATACTTGGAAGATCGCAACGAGGAAATTAACGCAATATTCGGAGGAGAGGAGGGTTAAGGCATGGGCAGAGTAATAAGTACCTGCATACAGTTCATTGACGCGTTTAGTAATCCGTCGAAACAAACGATTGCAAATATGCGGAAAATGGCGAATGAGGCAAAAGCAGCAGGAAAAAGCATACAGAGCGCAGGAAATACCATACAGAACGCAGGGAAAAGCCTAACCAAGACAGTAACCGCCCCGATTGCAGGAGTAGGAATTGCAGCAGTAAAGACAGCGGCAGACTTTGATAATGCTATGGCGAAAGTAAGCACTATTGCTGACACAACCACAACACCTATAAGTAAATTAAAAGAGCAGGTCAAAAACTTATCAAATACTGTAGGCGTTGGGGTTACGGATATAGCAGAGGCACAATATCAAGCAATTTCAGCGGGGGTTGATACAGCCTCTAGCGTTAGTTTTGTGTCAACGGCTGTAAAAGCAGCTAAAGGAGGGTTTACCGATACTACAACGGCGGTTGATGGCTTGACAACGGTATTAAACGCTTATGGATTAGAGGCAGGAAAAGCCGCAGATATTAGCGATCAAATGTTAATGGCGCAAAATTATGGAAAAACATCATTCGGAGATATGGCAAGTAGCATGGGAAAGGTAATCCCGATTGCCTCTAGCCTAAATGTATCAACCAAAGAATTATTTAGTAGTATTGCAGTTCTTACAAAAAACGGTATAGGAACCAGTGAGGCAGTAACTGGATTAAAAGCAGCATATAGCAATATTTTAAAACCATCAGCAGACGCGGGAAAAACAGCAAAAAAATTAGGACTTGATTTTTCATCAGCGCATTTACAAAGTGTTGGTTGGTCGAAATTTTTATCAGAAATAAAAGAAAAGACTGGTGGAAATGCAGAAACAATGGCTAAACTTTTTGGCTCAACCGAGGCTCTTAATAGCGTAATGGTGTTAGCCGGAAAGGGTTCATCAGATTTTACCGAGGCACTTGGTTTAATGGAAAAAGCGGGTGGTGCTACGCAATCAGCGTATGAAAAAATGTTGACGCCGACCGAAAGAATGAACATATCGTTAAATAAAATTAAAAATTCACTTATTCAATTTGGAACAGCTTTAACTCCAGCTTTTGAAAAAGCAGCAGAAATAATAGACAAGGTTGGAGATAGATTAAATAATCTAAGTAAAAATCAAGTAACCTCAATAATGAAATGGGCGGGAATAGCCGCAGCTATTGGACCGTGTATATTGATTTTTGGAAAAGTAGTAACCGGAGTAGGAAAAGCAGTAAGCATTTTTGGAAGAATAAGCGGGGCAGTAGCAAAAGCGGGTTCGGTTATGGCACTAATCACAAGCCCGGCAGGTATTGTAATAGGCGTATTAGCAGCTATCGCAGTAGCAGCCGTGTTGGTTGTTAAGAATTGGGATAAGATAAAGCCGGTTATTATGAATGTGAAAGCATGGTTTGTTAACACATTCGGAGGAACAATTAAGCAGGCAATCAACGGATTTAAGACGGTATTCACGGCTGCAATGAACGGCGTCAAAGCAATTATGCCGAGCGTGGGACAGTTTATTAAAAACGGAATTGCCGCAGCAATGCCCGCAGTGCAGGCGATTGTATCGGCACTAAAAACTATGCTGCCCGCAGCCGTCGGAACGATAAAAACGGTTATTCAAGCAGTTATACCGATCATACAGACAATCATTGCGACGCTATCAAAAATATTGCCAAAAGCGATAGAAACCGTAAAAGCGGTAATAAAGTCGATTACGCCGGTAATCCAGACAGTTATAGGGGTTGTAGTGAAAGTAGCACCTATTATAGCCTCTACGTTTGTGAGAGTACTACAGAAACTCAATCCGGTTATTAAAACAATAGGGAATGTAATAAAAGCAGTAATACCGATTATAGGGAAATTTTTTTCAAACGCTTTTGCTATTGCAGGGAAAGCAATAATAAAAATAATGCCAGTCGTAAAGAAGATAACGAGTGCTATAGGAAGCACATTTGTTTTTGCTATTAAAAAAGTTTCTCCGGTTGTCACAAAATTAGCCGGGGTATTTTCGGCGGCATTCTCCAAAATATTTAGGATAGTAAGCAGTGTAGCGAAGAAATTAAGACCAGTATTTAACACAATCGGTGCTATCGTTAAAAGCGTAATGAAAGTAGTAGGCAGTGTGGTAGGTAGTACATTCGGCACTATCGGCAACGTAATATCTGTAGCCGCCGAAAATATTAAACAAGTAATAGGCGGCGTGGTCGATATTTTTAGCGGAGTAATTGATTTTATAAGCGGAGTATTTACCGGTAATTGGAGCCAAGCATGGGAGGGGATAAAGAACATTTTCGGAGGCGTATTTGATGCCCTGATAGGACTAATCAAAATGCCAATAAATGGCGTAATAGGAATTATCAATGGTGCAATTAACGGATTAAACAGTATAAGCGTAGATATACCAGATTGGGTGCCGTTAGTCGGGGGGACGCATTTTGGCTTAAATATACCAACCATACCAACACTTGCAAATGGTACAGAGAATTGGAAAGGCGGCATTGTTCAGATCAGTGAAAAGGGTGGCGAGATTGTAGACTTGCCGAAAGGTTCAAGGGTTTACCCTCACGATCAGAGCGTACAAATGGCGCGAAAATCAGCAAATGGAAAGTTGGCGGCGGCAGATCGGAGAGTAGCCAACTTAGAAAAATCCGCAGCCGATAAGAAAGGAAAAGGCGATATTACAATAACCATTCCGAAACTTGCGGAGCAGATTATAGTAAAAGACACAAAGGACATTGATAAAATAGCGGAGGAAATAGCAACAAAACTAAGAGATACCGCAATAAATATGGGGGTAGCATAATGGAAATTTGGTTAAAGCAGGGAAAGAAACAATTAAGGCTGCCTATATTACCGCAGGAGGTAGGAGAGAGCGGCGAGCAGGATAACAAAACAGAGATTGTAAATGCCTTGGGAGAGGTAAACTTATTAGGCTTGCCAAAACTGGAAACAGTGCCTTTGGAGGCGCATTTTCCAGAAAAGCCCATGTATTACGACCAATATAGCGGCTACCCAAGTCCTAAAAAGTGCGTAAAGTTAATAAAAAAAATGAAAAAGAACGGCGTGATTAGATTTGTAGTCACGCCGTTAATCAATTATGAGGCAACCATAGAACAATTTGAATGGAAGTATGTTGACGGCACCGGGGACATTCACTATACAATGCAAATAAAGAGGTATAGACGACCGGTTAAAAAGCGCAGCACAAAGAAAGCAAAAAAGGTTACTGTTACAGTAAAGAAAGGCGACACATGGGCAAAATTAGCCAAAAAGTACACAGGTTCAAGCAAGAACGCCAAAAAGATTGCAAAACAAAACAAAATGGCTAATAAGAAAAAGCCCCCGGTTGGAAAAAAGGTAACAATAAAACCATGATTATAAAATGGACGAAGAAAAGCAATAAAAAAACCTACAACATAACAAAAGCAGTAGGTACAGTTACTTGGAGCGGATCCGTAGAGCAGGTGGCGAGGCAGGCAAGCATAACTGTATTAAACGCGCCGAACGATCCGAACATAAAGAAATTAAAATTAAATTTGGCGGTTGGCGACGTGATCGCACTTTATGAGGACGGAAAAAATATTTTTTATGGAGAAATACAGACAAGCGAAAAAAAGGGGGAGATAGGGACAGTTACATATAATGCAACAGACTTATTGGGGCACCTTTTACGGATCATGCACAAAGCAAAATACAAGAAAAAAACAGCAGAGCGGATAACTCAATTAGTGTGTAAAAAATATGGAATACAGACCGGAACCATTGTAAAGACAAAAAAAGCCATAAACAAGATTATCATAGACGGCAGCAGCATTTACGATACAATTATGATCGCATATACAAAGGCAGCGAAAAGCACAGGAAAAAAATATATGTGTTACATGAAAGGAAAGAAATTTTGCACAAAGGCAAAAGGTACAGTGGTAAGCGGCTATTCACTGGACGAAAAGAAAAATATTGTTTCGTCCTCATACGAGGAAACCATAGAAAACATGGTAGATCAAGTTAGGATATACAACGACAAGGGCAAACAGATAGGAGTAGTAAAAAATGCAGGGCACTTAAAACGCTATGGACTTTATCAGGAAATATACACAAAAGAAAAAGGCGTGAACGCCAAAAAAGCCGCTAAAAATATGCTTGTGGGAGTAGAGAAAAAAGTAAACGCAGAAATCATAAATGGAAATATTAAATGTACCGCAGGATCCGGCGTAAAAGTGCATGATAAGGCTACCGGGTTAGACGGTTTATTTTGGATTGACAGCGATACCCACACATGGGAGGGAGGAAAACATACTATGAGTTTGGAATTGAATTTCAAGAATATTATGGATAAGAAAACAACGTAGGAGGCGATAAAATGAACGGCTACGAACAGATCATAAATTTAATGAGGCAGCAAGGAGGAGTTTATAACTTGCCAGTACCGAGGCTTGCAGAAATGACAGCACCGGGAGAATGTGACATAGGGGATCTGGTTTTGGATAATGACGATCTTTTGGTAGCCGACCACTTAAAAGGAAAATTAAAAAAAGGCGATACGGTTTTAGTACAGCGTGTCAATGATGAAACCTACGCAATTATAGAAAGGTTGGTGGAGTTATGAGCCTTTTTCCGGCATACATTGAGGACGACGAAGTATTAGAGGATTTGGAGGAGGAATTAGAAACACCAAGAGAATTTGGAATAGATTTTACAACAGGACAATTAACCGGGGAAATTGTAGAGGGTATAGAGGCAATCAAGGTATGGTGTTATTTGGCATTAAGGGTAGCACGATACCATTTTTTTATTTGTAGTTGGGACTATGGCAGCGAAATAGAAGATTTATACGGTCAAGGGTTCAGCGCAGAACATATAGAGAGCGAGGCGGCAAGAATGATAGAGGAGTGCTTGCTTGAAAACGATTATATAGAGGCGGTGGACGTTTCGGACGCAAAATATCAGAATGGGCGTTTTAGTGCCACGGTAACAATAGAAACAATTTACGGAGATAGCGATAGCGACACATACGAAACGGAGGTAGTGTAAATGTACGATAACAAAGATTACGACACTATATTAGGGGATATGTGCGCGAGAGTAAACGGCAGCATAAACACCGGAGAGGGAACACTTGTAAATTTCGCATTAGCACCCGCAGCGGCAGAGTTAGAGGAGGCATATAACAATCTGGAAGTAGCAGACCTAAACGGAAGTGCCCTAACTTGCGACAGAGAACATTTAATTATTTTTGGAAACGAAAACAATATACCAATCAAAACCGCCACAAATGCTAAATGGCTTGCAGAATTTAATGTAGATTTTGAAGTGGGGGAACGCTTTGAGGCGGGGGAATTAACATATATCAGCATAGAAAAGGTGGCAGAGAAAAAATATTATCTGGAATGTGAAACGGCGGGCACAGAGGGGAACACAAAACCGGACGACGAGTTATTACCAATAGAATTTATTGACGATTACGAAACTGGCGACTTAATAGAACTTGTAGCGGAGGCGACGAATGACGAGGAAACAGAAGTATATAGGGAAAGATACCTTGCGGAGCGAAAGCAGGAATACACCATGAGCGGAAACCGGGCAGACTACAAGAAATTCATTAAAGAATTGATCGGAGTAGGAGGAGTAAAGCAGGAAAGAGTAAAAAAGGAGAATAAACGCATAAACACTTATATAATATCGTCCCTATGGGGAAAACCGAGCGACGAAATTGTAGCGCAGGTACAGCAGGCGGTAGATCCGAAAGACAGTCAAGGGGACGGAGAGGGGAAAGCCCCTTTTTGGCACGTTGTAGACGTTTACCCAGTGGGAACAGAGGAAATTAACATTAGTGCAAAATTTGAATTATCCGCAGGGGTAAGTTTTGAAACAGTGCTACCAAGTATAGAGGAGGCAGTAAGCCGGTATTTTATTGAACTTAATAAAACGTGGGAGGACACCGGGAAAAACGGATTGATTGTAAGGGCGTTAAAGGTGGCAGAGGCTATGGCGAGCGTAGAGAATGTAATTGATATTCAAGAATTGCTGCTAAACGGTTCAGAGGACAATATAACGCTGCACAGGAACACAATACCGGTTAAGGGGGTGATAACAAATGTTGATTGATTATTACCCAAGAGTTGTAGGACAAATCCGGGAAATGAAAGAAATATGCAAAGCAGAGCAGCCGGAATTTGACAATATAAGCAAAGAAATAGACCGGCTATTAGCAAATATGTTTATCGCTACATCAGACGAACACGGAATAGCAAGATTTGAGGAGGAACTAGGAATAGTACCAACACCGGAACAAAGCCTAGAGGAACGCCGCATAGTAATAATGATTAGGGTTGCAAAGAAAAATCTTAGCTTTAAAGATATTCTGAATTTGATACAAAATTATTCGAGCGAAATTGATTTAATACCGGATTATGATAATGACGAATTGAGCGTTATTGTTGGCGACACAGTAAACAATGTAGGGACAATATATAAAACTCTCGACGGAATTTTAGGATTAAACATTTATATATATTTTGCGCATGAGGATACCACGTTTCTTGAAATGATAGAAACGTCTAAGGCAATAGAAATGGAAATAACTGTTAATTGGTGGTTGAGCAATCCTAAAATATGGTGTTTGAATGGTTCCGTAAAATTGGATGGCAGCAAAAAACTTGACGCCGTTTTGTGGGCACAGACAGCGGCGGCAGATTTGGAAACGTCAGTAAAGGTAACGGAAACTTTTAAGGACATAACCGTAACAATGCAGCGGGATTTATGGTATTTAGATGGTTCCGTAAAATTGGACGGTAGCAAAAAACTTGACGCAAAGAAAATAAAGGAGGGAATTTAGAAAATGGCAACAAAGGCGATTACAACAACAATAGCAAAAAAGAAAATGCTGCTTGCAAGAGCCGGGCAGCAGGAGTTACCGGCAATTACACAAATGGTTTTCGGATCCGGCGGCGTAAATTTAGCCGGGGAAGTATTGGAACCAAGTGAGGGGCAGCAGGAATTAAGCGAGGAAATCTACAGAAAAGACATTGAAAAGGCGGAGATCGTCAGCGATACACAGATCAGATATTATTGCACCTTAAACGAAAATGAACTGATAGACAAGGATATTAGCGAAATCGCACTTGCGGACGCAGACGGAGATCTGGTTACTATTAAGAACTTTAAGGCGAAAGGAAAAGACAGTGATTTCCAGATGATATTTAAGATCAACGATACCATGTAAGGAGGATATAAAAATGGCAAGACTACCGATTGCAGACAATCCCGCGTTTAATATAGTCATGGAGGCTATGACTAAGGACACGCCGGGATCCTACGAGGAATTTAACCCGCGATACATTCAGCTTTTAGAAGATTTGTTATATCTGAAGAATAGCAAATTTGACGTAGAAAAGATCGTAAAGAGCCTTAACATAACAGAAAACGGCTACATACCAGATGGCGTTGTAATTGCAGAGGCGATACAAGATTTACGAGATCGAACCGGGGCGGGCCATGACGGCGTTAATCTGAATATGACTTTTGCACAGCTAAAAGCAAAAGTGGCAGCAGGGGATTTTAGCGGATTACATTTGTATGACTATATCGACTTTTCGACAACGAGAGGCGAGGCGATACGAGCAGAAATCATGGGATTTAATACTATGCTTTATTTTGGAGATGCGCCAATTATGAAACCTCATGTTTTAATGCAGACAAGGGATTGTTTGGTTGCGATTTACCATTACAACGATAATCCAGTCAATAACGGCGGGTTTGATGCGTCAAAATTAAAAACGAGTTTAGAAACTATCCTAACGACATTCCCGGCGGACTTAAAAAACGCAATATTGGAGTGCAGACGATTGGAAAGCAAAAAGGGTAATTGGAGTTGGTACGGAAGAAAATTGTTTTTGCCAACCGAGGTAGAAGTATTTGGAAATGTAGCATGGAGCGAGGCGGGGTATGGTTCCGGCGGCAGTAAACAATGGGAGGGCTACCAAAGATCATATAAACACGTTATTAAAGGACTTGGAAAAGGAAAAGCAGACAGAGGATTGAATTGTAATTGGTGGCTTTCGTCGCCGTCTGCGTCGAACACTCCCTTCTTTTGCCATGTCAACAGCTATGGAAACGCCGACAGCGGCGACTCCCGCAACAGTAATGGCGTCGCCCCAGCTTTCCTTATCGGTTAATCTTTAGATCCCGCCCCTTTATGGGGCAGTAAGGAAGAACAAAGAAAATGGCAGTATTGAAGAATGAGTGAGATATTTCTGAAATGGATGCGTACAATACCGCAGCAAAACTTAGGGCAGCCAGATTTCACAGATTTTAGCAATAAGTTATCCAGACACTATAGATCATTTTATCAAAGAGAAATTAGGGATTAAATGCTACGGTAGATACATGGACGACAGCTATATTATTCACAAGGATAACAAGTCTTGGAGAGGGCACATAAGCCACACAAACGCATACTAGACAATACAAAATATGGATAAGCTATTTAATTCCTTATTTGTATTAAATAAAGAAAATGGAGGTATAGAGCATGGAAACACTACGTTTCGCAGGTTCCAAGAGAACCTACCCGGCAGTTGAGCATAGAGAGGAGGGCACAGAATGAAAGAAACATTATTAAAATTTGATATTGGAGGGTTGAAATTGAGCGTATCAGCAGCATTTACAGCAGCAGCGGCACTTTTTAATAAAGTACCAACGCTGCTTATTTTATTTATGGCAGCAGTAGCGATTGACTACTTGACAGGCTGGGTAAAAGCAGCCTTTTTCTTGAAAGAATGGAATAGCCAGACAGGGTTACAAGGGATCATCAAAAAGGCTATGTATTTTGTACTAATCGGCGTAGCGTTTTTGATTGGTTACGGAATAAAGACCATAGGGACACAGATAAGCCTTGATCTGGATTTTTCTATCTATATCGGTTGGTATGTAACGGCAGTTATGCTAATCAATGAATTTACAAGCATATTAGAAAATCTATATGTTATCATGCCGGAAAAAGTGCCTACATGGTTAGTAAAGGTGTTAAGGGTTACGGATAACAAATTAGATAATACGATCAATGGTATTGTGTGCAAAAATCAGAATTGCGAAATTTGCAGTATCAAAGATCGGTGCAACCACTACAAAACAAAAGAAATGGAGGGCTAAGACATGAGCGTAAAAATCGGACACGCAAGCATTGACGAACGCGGGAAAGCAAGAGGAGGAGCAGCAGGAGATCAGACCGGCAGGGAGGTTTGTACAAGAAACTGGTATAATAAACCGTGGATAGCGGTTATTAGACCGAAAAACAGCAAAACAGCCGAGAAAATCGCAAAAGCTATGGAGGCGGCTTGTGCAAATAACAATATCGGCTACGACCAGAACGAAAGGACAACGCTTTACATAAAGGCAAAGGCTAATAACTGGAATATCGCAGGTATTAAAAGCAAGTGCGAAACAGATTGTAGCGCGTTGGTTGCAGTATGCGTAAACGCAGCCGGAATAAGCGTAAGCAAAGACATATACACCGGGAACGAAAAAAGCGCGCTGGTGGCGACCGGGAGATTTACAGCGCACACGGAAAGTAAGTATTTGACGACTGATAATTATTTGAAACGCGGCGACATTTTATTAGCAAGCGGTCATACGGCGGTAGTGTTGAGCAACGGATCCAAAGCAGCAGCGGGAGGAAATGCAAATGCAGATGAAAGCGCGCCGGATAAATACAAAGAAATAATTAGATCATTGCAAACAGCATTAAACAGCGAGTATAAAGCAGGTTTGGTGGTTGACGGAGTACCGGGCAGTAAGACTTTTGGGGCAACGCCAACGCTTAATAAGAAAACGAGGGCGAAGAAACCAAAGACGGTTAAGGCGTTACAAAGCCTTTTGTCTTATCATGGCTATAAATGTGATGTGGACGGAGATTTTTACACAGCCACAGAAAAAATGGTTAAGAGTTTCCAGAGGGAAGTTGTAGGACAGAAAAACCCGGACGGAGAAGTAACGGCTAAAAATTCCACATGGAAAAAGTTGTTAAAGTTATCATAATCAGAGGAGGTAAAGGAAAATGGCAGCAGCAAAGAACGCTACAGCGGCGAAAGAGGCGGCAAAACCGGCAAAGGAGTATAAAGTTACCGGTAAAGGTTTTAAGAGCAAATCAGAGGCAAATACAGAACTTAAAAAGGTATTTGAAAAAGGTTTTAAGAGTGCCGGGCTTATGGTGCAGGGCAGCGAATTTGTTATATTATTCGGGACATATACCACAGCGCAGATCGCAAAAGCAAACGCGGCAGCAGTAGAAAAGGCAGGATTTACAGCGACAGTAACAGAGTAAAGGAAATGAAATACAGAAACGAAATTGAAAGAGTAGCCGGGGCAGACGCCCCGGCACTTTTTTTAATGGGAAAAATTAAAAAATATTACAGAATATGTATTGACATATTACAGAATATG